CCCATGTTTAACAGTTAGATATTTGCAAAATGCTGTTTTGCCCACATTACCTTTTTTACTCCAATACCAGTAGATAGTTCTGTCATCAGGTTCCGTCTCAATTATTTTCAGAATTTCTTGTTCCCAAAAGTAGTCAGGATTGATGATTTTTATGGGTTTTGGTATGCCATACCCTTCAAAATTGCCTTCTTTTGAACAATATGAGATGTTTTCATCATCGTTACCTTTTGTCTTCTCCCAATGTATATTCGATGTGAATTTAAACACACCAAGAGGTCTTTGCTTCTTTTTGAATCGCAAAAATCCTTGTAAATGAGGTGTTCCTTCTTCGCCAACTTCTTTGCCAATTATCCATTTGGAACAATTTGCACGTAATATTAGAACTATGGAACTATAATCCTCATCTGTATAATTGTTGAACGTAAAACACCATCTTAATGCAGGTGAAATCTGCTTAATTTTTAGGTTAGAGGGGGGGTCTAGTATTACCCCCCCCTTGGAACTATTGGAACTACTGGTTTCGGTCATTTTATACTATTCCTAAATATAATAAATCTTTGGATACTACGCGAACTTTAGGAACTTTAGCAAAAATTGGTTTTTTTCTAAACTTTGCGTTTAATCTTTAAGTCTTTTTTCTAACTATATATTATAAATGCCCCGAATGCACAGAAAGAAAACTGTCCTACAGAAAGCCAAGCACGCTAAAGGCGCTGCGGCTCAATCTAAACAGATTCAAACTTTGGCTCGCCAAGTTGATATCTTAAAAGAAGATAGTCGAGAACTGACCATTCCAACTTATTACACCTCATCCTACTCATCGAGAACTGATGCATATCCGCTTATTGTGCCTCTTACTTCGGGCCCCTCTCTAATCGGTGCGGCCGAAAGTAATAACACCCCTAAGGATTTGCTGAAATGGGAAAAATGCTTCAATACTGCTGGTGTTACGCCTACGGCAACTCGTCAGAATTTGAAACTCTACTCGCAATATGTAGATGTAATCTTAGAGCCAGGTAATGAGGAAGATATGCTTATTCATACTCTTTTTCTGGTTAAGCTCAATAATGATAGCAATCAGGCTGAGCGCACATACAACTACACTGACCAAATGAGTGGGATGGTTGATAATGAGGACTTTGTTAGTAATGCACAAAGAGATGGCGCTCAGGTTTGGATGAACCCCGAGCGTTATCATATAGTAAAAAGATGGGAGATGCATACATGTGGTGATGAGAAAATCGAACCTACTCCAGGCGGCGCAGGAATAATCCAGAATCATTCCGGTGCTATTAATCGCTGGAACTTTAAGTTAAATTACGGAGGACGCCACCTTAAAGTAACCGGCGAAGGGTCTACTCTTCAAAACTTCCAGTATAATGATTTGGCACCACAGGACAAATATTTTTTGATTGCTTTTAGCGATAACTCCAGGTTAGATTTAGAGAATCCTCTTATCTCCGTATCATCTATCATCAAAGCCAGAATGTTCTAGACAATTTAATTAAGCATTTAATCTTATATAAAAATATAAAATTAAAAAACATGCGCTTGGAGGCGTTTCGGTTCCTGACTGTCGGGGCTCTCTCACCCTTGGGGAGAGACCCGTAAAGGAAGAACCGGGACGGCGAGGCGTTTAGGAAAGACTTGAGGAACTCTACTCAATCTCTACAACCCTCCACCTGTCCTCCGACAGTTTATCATAATTGGGCTCGTCATTTGCAAATATAAATAAATGAGGTGAGTTTCCGCATATCATGCCTCCCTCATACTTCCCGGAGTAGAAATACATATCCTTGATATTTTCGATACTCTCATATGAAAGATAATCGCTGTTATAACTCCTAGGAATTGGAAACAAAACTAAATGGGGTGTTTCGCCTTTTGATTTTGAATATTCAACTATCCCATTCCTTACATCTGCCCCTTTGCCAGACAATGCAATTGCCCCATGTTTAACAGTTAGATATTTGCAAAATGCTGTTTTGCCCACATTACCTTTTTTACTCCAATACCAGTAGATAGTTCTGTCATCAGGTTCCGTCTCAATTATTTTCAGAATTTCTTGT